TTCGCATACGACCTATTTACCAATCAGCCGCGCCCTTCGGGCTTGCTTCTTGGATAGGTCAGCAAGGGGGCGTTGCTCATGACGATAAACGATTTAATCGCGTTGCTCTTAGTAACGCTGTTCATCCTCATCGTTCTGAAGGCATAAGAAAACCCGCCTGACCCCGACAAGTTTAGGCGGGCTTTCTCGTTCAAATTAGCCGGGGCTGACCGTTTACACGATAGCACCTTTTCTATGCTCATTATACATCTCATCGCCTAAGATAGCAAGCAGGATGTACTTCGATTTGCTGTAGAACAGCTTGTCGTATTCGGGCGTTTTGAGCTCACGCCGACCGGCGTGCTTCTCCATCGTCATATAACCTGCTTCGCCAGCTCGACCAAAGTCTTTGCCGCGAAATCGGTCAATGCGTTCCACCCAAACTTTCCAAACTTCGTGCGCAGTTCTGCGACCTTCTCGCTCCCGGTCAACCCCCGTTCAATGTCCATTTTTTCCTCAACGAATTGCAATCCTTCGCGCGTCATTTTGATGAAGTTCGGTATGACCGCATCGGGATATGGTCGACCTGCTGGATAGTGAATTTTCGCACCGCGAATATATCCCTTACTTTCCAGCTTGTCAATCGCGACGCGAAAAACCTGTGCGTCCATATCCAAACTGGTGTGCGTAATCCGGCTCATATCCGGCATATCTTTTTGATACTCCGTATAAATCGCCAACAAAACCTTTTGCTTTGCATCGATATTCATGTGAAAGCCTCCTTTCGTCGAGGTATAAAGAAACCGCCTGACAAGCGCCAAGCGGTCCATATCCCTTAAAAATCCCTGTTATCGCGCTGCCGCAAAACGTCATCCCTATTATAACGCCAATCCACAGACGCAATCTCATCTTCTCGAACATAAGGACTGTCAAGAACATCAACGCCGGGTATTTCAATCATATACGCATACCCCTGTGCATCATGCTGAATATCAATCACCGTACCTTGCCGGCCGTCCTTCAAGGTGACAACATCAATCTCATTTATCTCCATCACGAACACCTTCTCAAGAAGTAACATAGACGGATGTCAAATGTCATGCCGACTGTTGCTCTGATGCCTCATCAACAATCACGCGTTCAATATCCTCGTGCTCGATAACATCTGTTTCGATAACCCCATCAGGTTTATTGATGTCAACCACGTACGCTTTTGCAGGAACAATGACATCAGCAATATATGCCATTTCCCCTGTTTTCAACAAAACCTTGTCAAATTCTTTCACGACCATTGACATCACTTCCTTTTTTTCGTCTATCAACGTAGACCGTTGTCATTCTGACTTCACCATTGTTTTTATCAATAATCCAGCCCGTTAAGACAGATGCCGTTTTCCCGTTGGGACCTCGTAATTCCATAGCTATTTCAAAGAGATCGCCATACCCTCTGCCTGGCTTCTTAACAGGTTTCACATCATTGATATGCTTTTGAATATTTTCTACGAGATCGTCTACATTGGACAGGTCATACCCTAAAGCGCGTTTAAACGCCCTGGCCTTGTTAATATCTTTATCGGGATTTAAGGCATATCGCGTAAGTTTCGCCATAGGGATATTCGCATCGCCAATACCGTTTATATGTGTCTTAATTATACTATCATTCGCAAACAGCTGCAAATCAAACTTGAAATCCCCTGCGCTCAAACGGCTTTTCGGGTTTCGAAAGCCGTCCCAGCCGCGAAGGAGCTTCTGCCAGTCGCCGCCTTTTTCGTAGGCTTCCAACCCCGCATCGCCGAAGAGCGCACGCTTCCTTTTCTCGTCGAGCGAATCGATGTACCGCCTTGCGCCTTCAGGCTTGACCTTCCTGCCCTTGCGCTCCCATGAGAACACGTCCTCCAACATGCACATGCAGTGCGGATGGCGCGGGATGCTCGGCACTTTATGCTTGGGGTAGATGCCCTTGCCATAGCCTACGTCCATATTGGCACATACGTCGCACTGGTCGAACGGGCAGAGATGGTGTCGGCTCGACAGTCGCCAACGGTAGCCCCAGATATCCTCGTCGTCCTCTCTTGCGGCGATGTAGCCATCGAACCACGCGCGCGCTGCTTCCGTGCGCGCAATGCGCTCGGCATGGTAGCGTGTCTTTTCCTCGACGGCTGTCCGCACAGCTCGCTCGATCGCCTGCGCCTTGAGGTCATCCGCCGTACACGCCTTGACAATCTCGTTGTATGCCGCCTGCAAATGCGGCGAGCGAATATCTCGTGGCAGGCTCTCCATCCGAAGCGCCTGCCGCCGCAGGTCAGCCATGAGGGCATCGTCGCCTAAAGCCGCCTCTGCCGTCCGCAGGAGCTTCGCCATATCTCTTCTAAGTGTCGCCTTGCTGAGTATGCCTTTGCCACTGTTGTAGCCGTCATAGAGCTCCATAGCGATGTCTTTGATGCTCTTGACCTGCCGCAGGGCGATGCCGAGCGCAGATATGATGTTGTTGCGCACAGGAAGCGCATGCAGGCGCTTCGAGAGCTTCATGCCGTCGCCCGTCCATGCCGTTTCTGTGAGCTTCCGCTTGATGTTCGCTTCCGACGGCGCGGCTACGAACTTCGGCAGTATGCCGTAGCCCGCGCACGCTGCCAAAAAGAGCATTTGACTTACCGCCTGCGCGTTCGCGCCGAAGAAGCCGACTTCTCGAATGGCATCGTCTACGGCTCGCGTCATGGGTACGCCGTCGTTGAATTTTTGCAGCACGCTTTCGACGAGCGCATCGCCAAGCGCAAGGTATTCTTTCCGATAGCCCTGTAAGATGTTTCGCACGGCTTCTCGAAATTCATGCGCTTTGAAATCGGCGTCTTTCGGCATGGCTTATTCCTCGCTTTTTGCTCTTTCGTCTGCCTGCGGCGTTTGCTCGATGTCTTGCATGATTTCGTCATAGCGACGATCGTCTACGTCGGCGAAGTAGACTTCTGCCACCTTGCGGTTGATTTCACGCGCAACGACTTCACCGCCGATGGCGAGCATTTTCATCTGCGCCGCTTTGTTCAGTTCGTCTTCGATGTCTGTAATGTTGAAGGTGCGCGGGTATTTGACCTTGAGAGTTTTGAGGTCGATTCCCGCCCAGCGTGCGAAGATGTTGAAGAGCTTGACTTCAGCAACCTCGCAATTCTCCGCCATATCAGCAAGCTCGTCCGTCGTTTTTTCAAAATCCCACTGTTTTGCAACGCCCGATGTTTTTATTTCTACCCCGACGACGCTCGACAGCCCTGCTTGGCGGTACATGTCGTCAATGATGTCCTTGATTTCCTGCTGTAAGATTTGCACTGGCTCTAAGGGCGGCGCCGTGAATGCCGGCAAGTGGTGCGCCTCTCCATCCGTGACGAGCATATTGCTCGTGCCTAGCGTCAAGCCAATCTCTTTGCCATCTTCGTCTTTCTGCTTCAGCGCAGCGGCGGCATTGCGCGTCGCGGGATAGATTAGGACGGGAAAGCATTGGTTGCGCAGTATCTCGCGCTTTTCGCTGTCACGATTGTATACATCGCGACTGGCACGGGCGATGTGCAGCATACTCGGCACGGGAAGCGGCGTATCGGCATCCTCGTCGGTTGCCGAGAGCGTGACGATGGGCAAGATGCCAAGATCGTGTTCGCCCGTGCGCGTTTCGCCGCTTTCTCCTTCAGTCTTGCAACTCCATGCCGTTTGTGTCCATGTCCATTCTTCTTTTTCTCCCGTGCTGGAAAGGTCATGCTTGCTTCTCTTTGTCGTCAGCTTGTAGGAAAGGCTGACGAAGCGTCCGGCGCGGTCGGTCTCATAGTCCGTGACCTGCTCCGGGTAGACCATATAGAGATACGGGAACAAACGCCTTTCGAGCGCATCCTTCCGATTCACAGCTTGCTCGTCCACCGAGAAATTGTCCACGACGATGAAGACCCGTCCGTAGAGCCTCGCCATCTTCGTCGCCGTCTTCATGAAGGCGTTCATCGTCGTGCCGTTGCCATCGACATCCTCGACAAACTGTTTGAGCATCTCGTTCTCATCGAAATCGCGCACGATGGTCTTTTTGAAGATCGGATTTGTCAGCGAATGAATAATGACTTTGACGAAGTTCGAGTATCGCGCCATTTTCTTTCGCAGAAGATAATCTTCCGGCTCTTCGCGGCTGTGCATGAAGAGGTAGCGTCCGTCCTCGAAGCCGCCGCCCCCTGTGTATGCGTCACGCAAGAGTTCGTAGTTGTCTGTCATGTTCTGCCCCCTCAATACAGTTTATGCCGCCCGAAGATCGGCGGCATGGCAAGCAGCATATCGTTTTCCAGCCCATAGCGAACGGCGTCGATCGCGTGATTGTCCTTGTCGGGATACGCGGAGATGAACTGCCCGTCTTTGTTGCGCATGTATTCGTAGCCGATAAACTCGCGGTAGGCGTTCGGACAGCGGCGCTTGTCGATGTAGATGCGATGCAGCCTTTGCAGCCACTTGATGCCGAAGTCCACGGAATCGGGACCTTTCTTTACGGAGAGCATGTTTAGCCCATAGTCTGTCATCTCGTCAATCGACTTCGGTTCCGCACTGTCCGCGCTGATCGGGCGCCCGCCTGCACGCGGCAAGATCAGCTCTGCTGCTCGCTTGTTTTTCATGCGCTGCG